AAAAAAAAACAAACAACATGAACGATCCATTAGATTATTCAAATGTTGGCAGTGAATATGTGTTAGATGTACAAGAAGATGCTGTTAAACTTACTAACGAACAACTCGAAGAAATTCAACAAAGAATTACTTCTTATGAGGAAGAGCAACAGCAGCTTCAACAACAAGAGACACAACCTCCTACGGGAGGTCAAACTACACCAACAATTGAACAACCTACACCTACGGGTGAGGTAGCAACGGAACAGCAACAACCTACTGAACTTGTAGGCTCACCAGACACTCCTTATAGAACTCCTGAAGGAAACATTGATTATGAAAGATTAGAGCGTGAAGGTAGAGAATTAGATTTAAAAGAAGTTCAAGGTCTAATTGATTTTCCAACTGATTTTGCTAATAAACTACTGTCTAAGACAGGGTTACAAATCCCTAAAGCATCTAAGTACGAAAATGATATAGCGCAAACTGTAAGAAGCATTACTTCTGTTATTGCGCCTACATTATTTCTTCAAGGTGCTGGTCTTGCACTAGCATCTAAAGCACAAGCTGCAAGTACTAGCTTACTTGGAGCTGGTAACGTAATCAATAGGTTAGGTAATACTGCCTTCATGAAGTTTCTTGGAACTAGGGGTATTGAAGGTGGTGCTGGTGTACTTGTAGATGCTATCAGTTCTGAAACTGAAGGAGAAAATCTTTCTGGTTCTATTAAAAAATCAGGACTATACAAAGATTTAACGTCAAAACTACCTGCACAATTCGATTTTATTCCTGATAGTTTTGCTACTTTAGATAAAGATAGTTCAGATGAAAAACGTATTAAAAACATTAATGAAGGTTTGGCATTAGGTTTTCTTCTTCCTTTTGTAGGGTCTTTAGGAAAATTAAAACGCAGTTTAGGTCAAATTGGAAAAGGTGTTATAAAAGAACCTAAACTTATAGGTGAAACACCCAAAGCACAGAAAATTATCGATAGTATGCAACCAGCTGCTAAAAGTGATGATTTAGTAGAAGAGCTCTCTAGATATGCTGCTAAACAAGAGGCAGATCTTGATGAGCTTGGCTACTACAACCAAGCTATGAATCCTAATGCTAACGTCCCACTAAAAGGTGTTAATGACGTTTATGATTGGAATGAAGTTGGTATGCGTAGTCTTGATGATTTCGGTATTATTGGTGCTAGTGTTGATGCAGTACGTATTGCTAAAAACAAAGGATCAGTTTATGGTCGTTTAGGTAACTTCATCAGTGAACCTGCACGTAAGTTTGCCATTAGTACACCAGGTGGTGTTGAACAAGTTACTGTTGGTCTTGCTAAACAACTTAAAGATGCTGATCGTTATCGTGTTGATGCAGCAGATTGGGCAATTAGTTTTGATGAAATCCAAGAACAAGGTGATAACCTAGTGCTTGAATTGTTTGACCCTACTGTTGGTGTAGATGAAATCCGTAAGATTCTTGATCCTGTAATTGTAAAAAATCAATTTGGTTTGGAAGAATTAACTGATGAAGGATACAGAGGTATCTTTAGGATGATTGATGATCAAGCTGAAGCATTTACTGGCATGGATATTGCTAAAGCACAAGCTTATAGTGCTACGTCAATTGCTGGTCAAATTGCTGACCTATCTGAAGGTATCAGACTTAACCGAGGTTCAGTTGCTGTTGATCAAGCTAAACAGCAAGTTCGTGATAACCTAGCTTATCTACAACAATTAAAAAGAACTACTGAGTATTATGTAGATAAGAAACGTGGTATCATGGCTTTAGGAGAGCGTGTGCGTGCATTAGGCAAAACACCAGCACAACTAAACAAAGAAATTATCGAACAATCACCACAAGCTTTACGTATTATTCAAGACGAAAGTGATCGGTTTACCCAAAACTGGCAGTATTTAGAAGAAAATAACCCGGAAGTTCTTGATTCATTCCTTGAATTATATGAACTTAGTGATGGTAAGATTAATAGTATCACTAAAGTGAATGAAGATATTCTTAATACTTTTGTTAGGTGGCGTCCGATTGTTGACGGTAACCCTGAAGCACCTAATATTTTAGCACAAGCTGTTAGGGGTAATTTTTATAACTCTTTGTTTGCTGTAACTTCTAGTGCTAAAGCTTTTTATGGTAATGTAAGTGGTATGGTAGGAGAACCATTAGCTTATTTTACAGGCGCTTTAATGCGTCAAGATCTTAAATCAGTGCAACGTGGCTGGATGGCATACAGTGCTATCTTAGATACTCAAAAAAAAGCTTTACCTTATGCTGGTAAGTTGTTCATGAAAGCATCACAAAATCCAAACAGCGTAAAGGATGTTACTAGGTTAGATTTTGTAATTAAGAATGAAGAAAAAATTAATGTGTATAAAAAACTTGCACAGGTTGAATCTGATAATGGTAGGGATGGTTTTAAATATGTTGTAGATTTATATGATAATTTAAAGGCACTAGAGGCAGACCCTGTATTTAGATTTATTCCTAATACATTTACTGGTTTTGATGGTTACACAAGTGCTAATGTGGCTAATGCACAAGCACGTTTCCGTGCTATGGATGAAATACAACGTCTTGGTAAAGAAGCATCACCTGCTGAAGTAAAAAGACTTGCTAACAAAGAATACAATAGTATGTTTGATGAAAACGGTATTATTGTAGACGAAGCAGTTAAGTATAATACAGGTGAACTTGCTTTAAATTTAGACAATCCAATTATTAAAAGTCTAAACAACCTTTATGAAAGAGTACCTATTTTAAGGATGTTTAACAGATTTCCTGGTATCTTAGTAAATGTAATAAGAACTGGTGATGAATATATTCCGGCTCCAATACGTTCATTTCAAAAAGATATAAATGAATTAGCTTATACTCCAGTTAAAACATTTATGGCGCAACCTGAATTAGTAGATAATATTCTTTCAGCTCGTGGGTATAAAGTAAACCAAATGGATGGTGTAGCTAAATTAAATACTCTTGTTGATTTAAAAAACAAAACTTTAGGTAGAAAAGGTATTTCATCAATTATAACAGGACTGGTTCTTTCAAATGTTGCGACTGATCTTTTGACTGGAGACGGTTGGTTTGAAATGACAGGTGATGGTTCTTATGATAGAGGGTTGATGGCAGCTCGTAAAAGAAGAGGTTGGAAACCTAGAACAATTACCATTTTTGGTAAAAAAATTAGTTATGACGAATTACTTGGTCCTGGTCTGAGTAATTGGGTTGCTACTTTGGCAACTGTTGGTGATAATTTTGATATGTTAGGTGAAGCTGCTACGGAGAATTTAAAAGCTAAAATGGCTGTTATTCTTGCTGCTGCTGTAACTGAAGATGCTGCTCTTTCTATTCTAACACCATTGGTTGAAATGTTAAGTGGTAATGAAACTGCTATGGATAGATTTGCTGCTGGACAAATTAACTCTCTTGCACCTTTAGGTGGTATCCGTAATAACGTCAGTCAAATTCTAGATGGTGGTCTTAAAGATGTTCAAAAAGATATAATGGGTTACTTAAAAAATAAAAACCAATATCTTAATTTTTTCGATCTTTCTAATAGACAACCTTATATCTACAGCCCTATAACAGGTAAAGTACCAAATAACTATAACATGATGGTACGTATGTACAATACATTATCTCCAATTAAAATATACGAAGGTGAATCACCAGAAGAAAAGTTTCTTAATGATATTGAATATGATTCATCATCTTTATTTAAAACACGAGAAGGTGTCGAAATTTTACCTAAGGAACGCTCTAAACTATCTGAACTTATGGGTGAACGTGGTTATTGGCGGAGTGAGATTTCAAGAATTAGTAAGTTAGCTGCTGCACGTAGCACTGTTAAAGAACTGAAAGAAGCTAGATCTAAAGGTGTTCGTTCTGAAGATACACCTATTGGCCAGTATGATTTAATTCATATGGAACTTGATACAGCAAGAAAAAAAGCAGAAAAACTTGCTTTTAATGATTTAGACTTAGGAATGAAAGGTGAAATTCAAAAAAGAATTGTAGAAAAGAAGTCAAAAGAAAATCAAGCTATGAGGGGTATTATCCCTGAGTTAAAAAATTTAACTACTAACATCCGGTACTAAAGAATCATGGCAATCACTGAAAATACTTATACAGGAAATGGAACAACAACAAGTTATAGTTTTTCATTTCCTTACATAAAAAAAGAAGACGTAAAAGTTACCTTAGATACTATAGGTACGACTGCTTTCACAATTAATGCTAACACGCCAACACAAGTTGATTTTAATACAGCACCAGGTAATAATGTAGTTATTCGTATTTATCGAGAAACTGATACAGCATTTACATCTTCAACATTCTTTCCAGGTTCAGCTATTAGAGCAC